ACATATCTTAAGCATGTTATGTTGGTGGAAAATCGATAAACCCTTGTTTAAGACCTTTAGATCTTTCGCGTACTTGACAGCCACATCGATGAACTTAATGCAGGTCTCGCGATTAAATTCCCATTCTACGAATTTATTCGTTAAAGCCCTTACATATCTCCATTGATACGTCTTGGTATGATCTGAACATTGTGGCAATCTTAGCTTTATACCGTTCCGTAGATATGCATCGGAACACCATACCCAGACATCTTGCTCTTCTATCGAATCGGCAGTAATCATGACAGATCCTAGTAGCGATATTGATTCATCAGAACAACACACCGACATCTTTGCGGCAGATCATATAAATGCACTAGAGGTATTTGGCAAAGCTTGTGATGATGAAGGATTAAATACCGCGATAGCCATAGTAAAAGATCCCACAACAGGCAAACCAGTAATATTCGCACGCGGCCACGTATATGACCTCGGCGTACTCCTAAACAGAGTGACCAAAAGTATCATAACCGATCTAATAAACGATCTTAGGTAGTCTTCTCATAATAGTAAGAAATCGAACGGTCCCCCAACACTATTATCTGGTTTTTAAACACCTGATATGGTGTTGGGTCTGAAGGCTTATTAGAACCATCGCTAGTAGCAACACCATCCGCGACCAAGACGTTGCTTGATGGTGAGATCAAATCCGTATAAAGGATGCCATCAATAGCCTGTGTAGAATCAACCAATAAACTAGTATAAAGCGATTGTCCTATTTCCCAATTATTTAAATCAAAAAAAGCAGTGATAGCCGCCTCTACTTTCTCTTTCACTACTGAAGCTTCGGCATTTCTATGCAAGATGACATTGATCTTCAAGTCAACGCGCTTTTGATATCCAGAAAGCACTTCGACTGTATCAGTAGCAACATTTAACTGGTTTACATAAGTCTGAAGAGCATTTCTGATGCCTTGATTTGGCGCGCTAAGATCCTGCATCAGGACATATAAGTCTACTATGTTAGCGTTGTATCCAGTACGCACAGTCGCTAGAGCTTTGCCAACAGTACCGAATGCTGGGTGCGAGAATGATTTAGCAGCCTGAGCATAATCACCAGACGTCACTATCGACTTCTGTAAAGCATAGTCTTTTGGTGCCCTTTTCTTGGCGTCCTCTTTGCTTTCTCTATCGGTCCCACCAGAAGACGCAGTTATGTTCCTAAATCTAACGGATACTGGTACTGTGGCCGGAGACAATGGCTTATATTGGCGAGACGTATCAATCACAAAAGAACCTATCCGCCCCCTGATCCCACCACCCACCCTATAGGTGACGCTAATAATACTCCCCACTTTAGGGGCCTTACCAGTCACATCATCACCAAACCTCAAAGTGATCCCAGTCGATAGAATAGTCGCCTCAACCACCAAATCATTAGGACCATATCTCTCAATGGGCTCAAAAATCACAGTAAAAGTCTGCTTAGAAGAACCATAGCTAACGCTTACAGTTATCGGCGACTCAAGGATATTATCGCCAGAAATATTAATAGATTGAGATGAACCACCAGGACTTAAACTATCAGGTGACGTGACAGTCTCGCCCTCTATCCCAAAAGCAATAACCCCCCGCTTACCAGCAGGAATGACAATATCACTCACATAATCATTTGGAGATTTATAAACCTCATAAGTCAACACAGTATTATTAGCTGCGGCAGTATTAAGCTTGATCCCAGCAGGCAACCGAATATCAGTATAAGAGACGTTCTGAATAGAGACCTCTATGTCAGTCGTAGCAGGTGTCGCGTTTCTGATCTTCTGATTTATAAGAGCCAGATGGTTGACAACCGCCTCTTCTGTCGTGGCCGTTGGTAGAAAAGCCTCGTTTGCCAAGAGATCAGCTCTAAGTGATAGTTTACCGACTATGGAGCTGACAATTTCCACAAGCATTACTATGCCGTTACTAGCCACAAAATCATTAAACTGGTCGGGAAAATAAGTCTGAATGTACTCGTATATCGCTTTTCTAGACGTATCGAAATCTAGACCAGAATAATCTATCTTCCTTAAAGACGTAGGAGTTAATGCCACCCCATACTGTTGGGGGCTGCTAGGTAAGTCAAATAGAGTCTTATCAGCCATTTTATGCCCCTATCAATCTGTCAATAGTAATCGTTATTTCTGGGTTCCGCACCAGCGTGGCAACCAGAATGATATTCAACTGATTAGTGTCACCGACTTGTTTCAATTCTAGCCGAGTCACGCTGAGGCGTGGATCATGTTCTCTTATGGCTTGCGATATGGAATTCTTAAGCATATTGAGAGTGGTCTCATCCATAGGCTCCATAATAGAGCTACGCAATGTGGTGCCAAACGAAGGTCTATACGCTCTCTCACCAGGAATCGTCAATAATAACTGCAAAAGATCGTTTTTTATGAGCTGGGCGTCTTCTTGTCGAGAAAGAACCGTATTTTGACCACCAATGAAGGGCGGATTGAACCCGTAAAGAAACGCACTCATTTTATTAATGCCCCTATGGTTCTCATATTATTAGACTGAGCTACTATATCAGCAGAAAGCTTTGCGGCCAAAGCCTCCAAGCCAGTATTATCACTGATAATAGCATTAGCCCTGACCTGTAAACCAGATATAATGGTCGCCAAAGCAGATGACCCAGTAAGCTTCAAGGCATTGATAGTGCCGTTTATTTCATTCAACTGCTTAGCATTGCTCTGCAACGATACCTTTGTGGCTGCTAATTCTGATTTTAAAGAATTAACAAGCGTGGTAAGAGTCTCGAACTGAGCATTGAGCTCCGTTTGCATCAGATTGATCTGATCAGGTGTTAAACCCATTAAACCATAATCGTAGTAATTTAAGTCATGTGATATTTCAGAGGTAGCTTCAGGCACAATCGTAGCTGCTGCAGTCTCAGTCACATCACCAAACTCTAAAAAATCTCCTAGGCTCTTTATACGCTGAGAAGTCGCAGTCTTACCATTAGAGCCGTCAGATATTGTATAAATAAGGTTGCCATAATACGATCTGATCACGCTAGTGGCGTCTATTTTCATTAACGCTACGCCAGCTGGTATTTTCTGAAACGAAATATTAGATCTTATTGGCGGGTTGTCTGATATATTATAAGTAACATTCGTCTTCGCAACGAATTCTGGTATCTGCTCTCTGTAGAATCCTGTTGGATATTTTAATATCATGAGATTGGGTGTTCAATCACTTTACGGTCTGGAGCTTCGAATGTCCCATTGTATGTTTTAGCCCGATCTGTCGGGTAAAGCTTACCCGGAGCCTGAGACTGAGCTATCTCATTAAAACTAGTTGCCCCATTCTCCTGCCATTTCTTATTTGCCCGTAGCTCTTCCCTAATATTAACCAACGAACTACCAGCATGCATGTCAATGCTGGTAGTCGCCTTAAACCTTATAGACTGACCAGCAAAAAAATTAATGTCGCCATCAGAAAAGACATTCAAGTTACTCTTAGCATAGAGCTCTACGTTTCCGCCAGGATTGTGGATGAGTATTTTATTGCCACCATTTTCAGACCCGTCAGTTATAGCAATGAACATATCTCCAGATCCTCTGAAAATCGCACCCTGCTTCTTACTAAACCACACCCCCCTATTATCGCTATCGACCAATTCGACCCAAGGACCATCACCGCTAGCACCATCGCGCGCTTCAAATCCTTGATTTATACTTTCTGCGGCCACACCGCTTGTTTCTTTGGGGTTAATGCCACCCGCTCCATTATTAGATCTAGTCTTGAATCTGATATATTCATTATCTAAGTCGATTTTCAAATGGTGCGAATTTTTTTCGGGGTCCATAGTCATTATAGGCTTACCTATAAACTCATTCTCCTTCAAGCCCTTATACTCAGAAGACCATTCTGATCCAAGGCCAGATGCGATCATAGTATACTGATAACGATCATTTATTTCCATGCTCTGGCCATTAGGTGAGCCCCAAGATGAATGATTTAATTCTTCATTCTCATTAAATTCCCAATAAAACCCTCTGGGGTTATCAATCACTGATTCATTGTGAGCGCTTGGTGTTTTTCGGCCTTTGATAAGTATGCCATTACCAGATGGTTGTTCTAACTCGTCAGACTTTGATGGGTCACTACCTCTATCATCAATAACTAATTTATATCCGTGCCTAGAAACGATCCTAATCCATCTAGCGTCTCTATCGGCCCAGTGTATGTCTTCTTCTTCTGTGCTCGCTCCGGCCTCTTCAAGTAATGGTCTGGTCACAAACTTGTCATTTGACGGATCAAATCCTTTGTCATACGCTTGGAAAAGCATACCACCTTTGGTTCTGATTTTTATCCATCTAAAGTCATTTGTCTTTTCTTTGGATAATATGGTTGGTTCTCCATATTCTTTATCTCTCGTCTTAGACTCTATAGGTCCATCTTGAGCCCAACCAACATCACGGCATTCTATTTTATGGCCGTATCTTGTCAATAGCTCTATTCTTCTCTGGTCTGAGCCGTCTTCCGTGGTTTTGGGATGGTTTTCATTGATCAGCTTCTGTGTGTAGAGCCATCTTGCAGCCTCAAATTTATCATCTTTTGTCGCGTCGCCGTAGAATTCTCCATATTTCCCATCATCTTTTTTGTCGTCTTTCTGCCAATAGTATCCTTGATCCCCCATGATCATCATGTTACCGTATTTTGTCATACGCAACATGAATTTTTTGTCTGGATCATTTACCAATGGTTTTGCGAGCGTTGAACCGACCACATTTTTATTAACGGGATCTATATCTGGCGGCGGAGGAGGTATGTCATGTTCTACAGGATAAAAACCGATGGCGGATGATATATCAATATTCCCATAACGATCCTGATGGCCATATGTTAGCGGCCTACCATCTTTTGGCAGATAGTCTGGGTCATAATCTTTATAATCAACTTCTGGTGAGTTAGGAGGCAATTCTGGTACTTCCGCCACAAAAGGCAGTGCGTAATACTTTCGTTTTAGCGGAACGGCAGCTCCAGACCAAAGTGGTGCAAACGGATGCTGCTTCTCGAACGTAATCCATACCCAGTCACCTATACACGGCACTGCACATTTACCTGATTTTTTTCCACCCAAATCATGCGCTGGGCTAGCCCATGGACATTCGTCTGCCTTTAAGTCTGTGTCGTGCATATCAGGACACATGAATCTGATTCTATTCATAGCTAGAGGGTCATTTACTTCTACGACTCTTGATCTATATGATCCTGGGAATTTTTCCCAGAGTGTTTTCTTCCTTTGGTCGAAGAATTTTCCCCATGCTACGTCTGCTACGTCCACTTTATACTCCTGCGTGTACTATTGAGATTGCTGGGTATTTAATATTCAGTCCGACTGGGGGCCAATTCAAAGAATCTTGTACATTATTGAATGAAATAAGTACCCAATCATAGTAGGGCGTGCTGTATAGAAATTGACTAATTAAGTCTGGTCGCCCAGAATAGTTAGACGTCACAGTAAAGGAGCCCACATATCTGTTCGGTACTTCAGACGTGAGAAATGATGGTTTTTCCCATACTCCTAGTGTTTCCTTTCCATCAACTATTGTTAATGGCGTGTCTTTAAGTCTTGACGTTGATGAGAATATCATTAATACCATACCTCTGGGAATTGCACCAAGCTCTCTTTGCCTGGATTGTCTTTGGTTTTAGCGTCACCAAACGGTGCGAAGGATGCCCAATACACTAGATCAAAAGAAACATCAGTTCTTAGAGGATAAGAAATATCATATCCATTAATAGATGTACCTTGACTAGATTGTGAATTTTGAGAATTCTGTGATTGCCTAACTTTATCGACTTGTTTATTAGCACTCTCACCTTGTGGGGTAATTATCGGGCCACTATGTTTGATACTTAAATTTCTCATGAATGCTCTGCCTTGAACAGACGCACCCATACCCCACAATTTCATGTATATCAATGACTCATTATCGTCCATAAAACCAACTAAATCGAAATAATATGTTCGATATTTCTTAACCTCATTCATAACTCTAACATTATCCCATGAGCCACCATCGATTATGTATGATGTCTCAATAGACCAGTACCTTTCATTTGGTCCGGCATATGCGTATCCTGGATAAAGACCAGGAGTCTTCTTCCCATCGCCCAATTCTGAAAAATTACCAGACATTAAATCAGTGGTAACCTTTGGCGGAAATTGGAAATTTTGTATAGGCCCAGCACCATTTGGCGGGTACTGTAATAAAAACTTATCCTTTAGACCAACGTCGTGTATCGAATAATATTGAGTCATTTTAGTTTATCCATGAATTGTATTCTGTGGTCATATTTGTACGCGCGCCGCCAGCCATCGCTGCTAATTGTTCATTCATTATTGCTATCTTAGTATCATCCATTTTCTTGGCTTGTTCCATAAACCTAACCATAGTATCCCTCAATTCGGATATCGAACCGTCACCCTGTGGCTTATTAGTATCACCGCCGACCACAGTTGTCGGGATCTTGCTTTCCACCACCATCTCACTCTTAATAGGCTTCACCTGCATTGCCCCAGTAATATCCTTAATAGCTGGGGCCAATTTAGATATATTATCAATAGACTTAGACATAAATTCAGTTATGGCTGAATTAAGCCTTTCTATACTTTCTGCTATAAGCGTAATGGGTGACACTATGGTATCAACATTAGCGGACAGTTCAGTACCAAGGCCAATGATTCCAGCACTAAACCCTTTATAGTCGACAGCATTCAATGCAGCAATACCGCCAGCTGCGCTATTAGCACCAGAGCCAAGCGTACCGAGTGACATCCCAAAAGCAGCAATAGCGGGAGCACCAACTATAAAATTAGCAGCTACATCAACAACGTCTTTAGACATGGCTTTAATTGACCTATACGCAGTATCGACTTTACTATAATCAACACCACTTATAATCAGCAGACCCTTGGCAAGAGCCGCGACTCCCAACCCAAGCATCAGCAAATTCATACCATTTAGACCGGCGAGCCATCCAAGTGGGAAAGAAATCAGTGTCAGTGGTGTGACTGCCAGACCAGCTGCCACTCCTACCAAGCCCAGCGCAGCAGCAAAAGCCGTACCAGTTGCTAGTACCTGGACTGCACTATTGTTAGCGAAAGCTTCTATTAACGCTATTAATGGCTGATAAACATTAGTAATCGCCACCAACACGACTTCAAATGCTTTCGCTAATATCC